ATTTTCAAGTGCATTATATTTCATTTCATTAATAACATCTACCTATAAACTCATGTGTAAACTTGTTTCGAATTCCGTACAGGAAACCGCGTATGAATACATGTCTAGTATTCCAGGCGCTTTCGTATCGGCTTTTAACTCTGTAACGAATAAATTTAAGTTTAGAGGAGAATCAGCGGTAACTAATCTCATTTTTGTCACAATTCTTGAAACTATCTTACCGAAGCACATAAGACACTTAGTTTCACGCATGCCTTTTTATACAAAAGAAAAGGTTTTGGATGATTCTAATGTAGTTGAGTCAGTTTTGGCTTGGATAGTTGATTTACCGTATCAAATTTTAAAAATTTTGAATGCACCAGATAAGGTTTTGAGCATAATGCAACACATATCAAATTGTTTGCCTTTTTCACGCGTTAATTATTTTAAGAATAAATTGGTTACGTGTTTAAACGAAGTACGAGACAATAAAAACGTTGTTTACGCGCCTGATTTTCAGACCAAGTATTTGGCATTGTTTGATCAAGTTAAATCTTGGAAAGATTCTTTATTGTTGGAGATGGACAAATTGCCTTATGGGTTCAAAGATGTTTATGAAAGGTCTTTTAAAATATATAAAAAGATAATGTATTGCAAAGATACCACACGTGTTGAACCTTTGTTTTGTGTTTTTTACGGTCCTCCTGGAACAGGAAAGACAACTTTGATGTTACAACTTATAGAGTCTCTCCGCGTTAACAATTCTGTATATTCTCATATTTCTCATGGTACTGATAAAGATTTTTATGATCAATACGATAGTGAAGATGTTGTAATGATCGATGATATTGGTCAAAAAGGAGTTCATCAGTGGGCAGATATGATCAACATGGTTTCAACAGCACAGTGTACATTAAATTGTGCTACTGTTGAAAACAAAGATTTGAAGCGGTTTACTTCTAGGCTTATCATGGCCACAACAAATAACATTAATTTGCGCATAACACCTGCAGACCCCATTTCTGATGTGGAGGCATTATATAGAAGAATTACACTTTTTGACTTTTCGAATGTCACTTTTATTGATGGTAAATTTAAAGGTGAAATTCTTGTAAAGACACGTAAAATGGGTATAAATCCTTCTTGGACAGAAAGGAAGAGATTTAATTCTGATGGTTGTCATGCCGATGTATTAAATTATATCGTGGAACAAGTTGCGTTGAAGAAAGATAGGATTCCCACTAAAGGGCTTAATATAGTTCCAACTCCATACATCGGAGAAGGGCTTCTTGCTTTTTCATTCACCGATTTCGTTGCCGCACTTGGTATGTGTGCTTATGAACATCAATATGGATTGCTGACGGGATTCATGTTAGTAGTGGCTATTTTTATATATTATATATGGTCAACATCTTCCCCTCCACAATCTCCTATTAAAAGACCGAAATTTTATTCGTCCTTAAAAAAGGAGGCTGTTAAAGTTCATGAATGGAGAGGTGAAGTTATGGAGCAATTATTTCGGGATGCAATTCCGCACAGTAGTAACACAATTAATTCGCTATCGAAAAATAGTGTTGTAGTTCAAATATTTTGTGAGGGTAGAAGTGTTAATCCTTTTTCAACTGCTATGTTTTCCGGTCGTTATTTTACAACGGTTCGACATAATTTTGTAAATTTGGATAAACCCTTTTTTGTTAAAGTATTCGATTCCGTCAATACATTGAAATATGACATGGTTCAAGCGAGTGTGGTATATTATAATGACGTTGATGACATTGTAGTAGCTAAACTAGTTGATACAGCTCCAATATACTTTAGAAAGATTCCAAACGTGCGTACCTCAACAAATACAGATGGACTTGTAATAATTCCTAAGTCATACAAGAATGTGGGGCAAATACGCAAAACAAATTTTGAAAATGGATATGTGGCCTTTGATTACAAAAATTATATCAGGTCCACTGATTTGATCTATGATTTTCATGGGTTGGGTTTTTGCGGAGCTTGGTTTGTTACCGCTGATGGTTTACTTTTAGGACACCATGTTGCGGGCAGTAGTGATGATGGTAGTGGCATAAGTAAATTGTTTTCGCAGCGTTCATATGATATGGTCATGTCTTTTATGACCAATGATGCACCTTATATTGAAATAAAAGATGTCGTTCTCGGAAATTCCGGAACTGTCGTCAACAAGGAGGTAGCTATTTTTAACGCTAAAAAGTCAACAATAGTTCCTTCTCTGATATCGGGTATTTTTCCTTTTTTACGAAAGCCGGCTAACTTGAGTTCAATGGGTAAGGACACTGTTAAAAATTTAATGATTCCCTCTTTGAATGTTGTTCCTGCTCCTGATCTAGAGGCCGTTACATGGGCCAAAGAATATATGCGTAGGTATTGTATTCCCAAGTATAAATCCGTATCACAACATGAAGCTATTACCGGTTACGGGGAGATGGGTTTTATGGATTTAAGTACTAGTGCAGGATATGGTTTTGATGGTACAAAAGGTGATCATATCACTAAAGAAGGATATGTCAGTAAATTTTTGCAAGATCGTATGGACAAATTTTGTAGAGATGTAAAAAATGATACATATACATTCTATAATTATCACAAAGCGTGCCTTAAGGATGAACTAAGGGATGTACATAAAGTTGAC